AGCATTTAATTAAAAAAATTAAAGTTATATACTAATGGATTTCAAATGCTTTTCAAGGTTTTGTTACTACGACTTGATCTAGTCTTACACGCTCCACTGCAATAAATCCTTCTTTGCTCCATCGTATTAAAACTTGTACCACAAACAGGACACTCTCTAACAAGTATCCCTTCTACTTTTTTACGTCTTCTTTTACCTCTTCTGTCTTATTTATTTCTTTTAATAACAATTGATACGCTTGTATTCCTCCCTCAAGCTTTAAAATGTACTGTCTTTGGTTTATTAATTCCTGCTGCCATTCAAGAATCTGTTTCTCGATAATTTCTTTCATTAATATTTAGTTTTTCCTAGCGTAACAGCAGCATCTTGTTGTGTGAAGTCTTCTGTTGTCCAAATAGATGTTATACCATCTTCTTTCTTATATGCTTTGATAATTTCAAGATGTTCTACATTCCTTTTAATTCTATCTTTCTGTTCATCAGTAAGGGATGATAAAGCAGCAAGTTCGTTTATTACCGTTACGCTATCTCCAGCATTAGTAAAAATAGTTGCAATTTCTTCAGTAGTGCGTTCAGCCATTTGCTTTTAGTGTTTCAACCTCTATTGTAAGTTCTTGAATCGCTTTGACAAGAACAGGTATTAATCTTCCGTAAGAAACTTCCAATTTATCTGGGTTGTTTTTACTTACAGCGTGTATATAGTCGTTTTTATCACCTAACGCTTCATCTAATTCTTGTGCGATAAACCCTAATTCTGTTTTGCCATCATTTTCACTTGCTTGACGCATTGCCCATGTGAATTTTCTAGGTCTAAGTAAGTTAATAAGTTTTAATCCATCTGGTGAATCTACAATATCTGTTTTGTCTCTGGCATCGGATAAAGAACTGATAGTTTGAACCTGACAACGTAAGCTGGTGATATTAGAATCACCTAAAGTTATTTCATTAGATACTGTAGCTGAACTAGCATTAGCAGTATTACCAATTATTATATTATTACTACCAGTTGTTAAAGCAGTTCCACTTCCTATCCCAGCTTGAGAACCTAAGCATAAATTAGAACTGCCAGTAGTTATACTTTGACCTGTTTGGTATCCTACACATATATTATCCTGACCAGAAGTAATATTTCTGCCAGAAAAAGCACCTAAAGTAGTATTTCGTTGAGAAGTGGTTGATTCTCTTTGTGACCATGATCCAATTGCTACGTTATAGTAACCAGACGTAAGACTTTTAAGAGCATTATCTCCAACAGCTGTATTGTCAGTTGAAGTTGCAGTTTTTAAAGCTTCAAATCCTACAGCAGTCGAACCTCCAACATCAGTTGCATTTACATAAGATGCTCCAGCGTCATATCCAATATATGTATGTTGATCACCAGTAGTAATTGCAGTTCCAGCGTTATAGCCAATTAATGTATTTTTTTCAGCACTTGTTCCACTAAAGCTATCGCCAGCATTTGTGCCACCTACAGTGTTAAATTGAGCATCTGAACTTAAACCACCACCACCACCAGATTGATCAACCCAGTCAAGATTACCAGAACCATCAGTTTTTAATACCTGATCTACATCACCATCTGTATTTGGAAGGGTAAGAGTATAACTAGCACCTGCGCTATGAGGAGGAGATGCAATTTTTACACCATGATTATTATTAGAACAATTAAGTTGTAATGTCCCGACAGTACCGCTACTTGTACCATCACCTTTAATTTCTACAACACCAGTACCGTTAGGATTTAATTTAATATTGCCATTACTTGTGCTTGTAGTTATTTCATTAGTCTGTACATCCAAGTTAGCCCCAAGTTGAGGAGAACTGTCCTCACTTACATTTTGTAAATAACCAGAAGGAACAGAAGTTAGGTATGTATTTGTATCAACTGTATAATTGCCAGCACCAGTACGCTTCATAAACCCATTGGAGGTGAAATCACCATCCATGACCGCACCAGCACTGGCAACATTAGTTGCATCTGTTACATCTGCACCATCTTCCACATTAATCATGGTGCGTAGATTTGCTGGTGTTATCTCTTCAACAACCCCTGCGCCACTAGAATCTCTTCCTAATACTCTATCTGTTGCTGATACGTTCTGCATCTTGGCATAAGTTACAGCGTCATCTGCAATAGTTAAAGCGGTTGAGCCAGTTACATCTCCTGTATGATTTGCGTTACTTACTTTAGCTGTGTTTGTTGCAATTTCGGTGTTGATAGAGTTTGCGAGTTTGTCAGCAGTTATCGCATCATCAGCTATCTCATCTACTGTTAATTTATCGGATTGTAAAAGAGTTTTTATCTCACTTGCTGTTTGGTCATCTTTAGCTCCAGCATCTATTCCATTTAATTTTGTATGATCTGCATCTGTAAAAGTATTAGAATCTGAAGCTGCCTCCACTGCTGCTGCTATTTGTGCAGCAGTTATAGCCCCTGTATTACCATTCACTGATAAAACTTGATCAGTTGGTGTTAATAACTCTGTGAAATCTGCCATAGTTCCAGCAGAACCACTATTTCTTACATAAGATTTATTTTGATCTGATCTGACAACAATATCGCCTTCTTGAGTCGTAAGGGCTAATTGTGCTGACTCATTTGCTGCTACCTGTACTGTTGTCAATGCAATTTGATCTACATTAAAGGTAGTTCCAGACAAACTTAAACCTGTACCTGCTGTATATGTAGTATTCGTATCTGTAGAAGCAATGGTGACAGTATCACTACCAGCATTAGTTGTAATCGTGACGTTACTGCCAGCAGCAATATTTAAAGTATCAGTAACACTATCAGCAACAACATCTGATTGACCTGATACTGCAATAGTAGAGAAAGCATTTTGATTCACATCACCACCTGCACCAGCAGCAGCCCATTCAAGACCTGTAGCAGTGCTGTCATTAGCTTTTAAAATGTATCCATTAGTTCCAACAGGTAAAGCAGAGGGATCTCCAGAACCATCACCTACTAATAATTCACCTTTACCATCAAGGTCGCTGTTCATTACAGCACCAGCATTATTTACATTGGTTGCATTGACGGTAGCATCTGACCCATCATTACCGTCAGCTCCTGTAGCTCCTCTAGGAATAGAAAAGTCAAAGGTAGCAGCACTTGATGATCCAGAATTTGTAACAGTAGCACTAGAACCAGCAGCACCAGTAGTAACTGTTCCAATAGCAATGGTGGCAGCAGAACCAGCCGCTCCTGTAGCTCCTGTCGCTCCATCTGCACCGTCATTGCCATCTGCGCCAGCAGGACCAGTAGCACCAGTGTTTCCTTGCGGTCCAGTTGGTCCAGTTGCTCCAGTGTTCCCTCTTGGAATTGTAAAATTTAAAACTGCTTCCGTACCCGTTCCAGTATTGGTGACAGAAGCATCAGTGCCCGCATTGCCTGTAGATGTCGTTCCAATGCTTACAGTTGCAGAACCTATACCTTGTGGTCCTTGTGGTCCTGTTTCTCCCTGTGGACCTGCTGTTGTAATCTCTACAATTGTTACATCATTTACCTGACTAACAACAACTTGATTAGGGCTGCTCATACTGTGTAACCTTCACTTATAAATAGTGTACCCTCTAAATAATATTCTTTGTTACCTGACCCGTCTGTTAGTAATACATCATATTTTAATTCATTTGGAGTAAAATTAGCTGTATCAGTATCGCTTAATTTTATATCTACTATGCCGTTAGGTCTATCAGTATAAGTGACCGCAAAAGATCCAAAAAGAGTAGAGCGATCTTCGTTGTACACCTGTGCTGCTACTATAAATCCAGTAAGATTTATTGCAGATCCAGTAGAATCTTTAAAAGTTAAACGTAAAGGAAAATCTGCTCTACGTTGAACAGTAAAATCTTTTTTACCCGCAATAACAGCCATTTAATTATATGGTAACGTTCCAAGTATATCAGTTTTACATTGTGCCGACTGCTAATGTACTCATGGTTTTGGATTTGCGTCTTTAACAGCTTTATTATGTGCAGCAAAACTGCCAGTTGAATCTAGTTTACCAGCAATAATATCATCGTAAATCATTGCCATTTGCTCTCGATAAGAACCGTAAATAAGAGAACCACCAAAAACTCTATCCTTTTTATATTTAAATTTATCTAATTCTGACCTTGCAGTACTCACTAACTCATCATTTATTACTATTTCTTTCCCTTCAGAATCAAATACACCTATATCATCTTGAATAGTAACTGCATTTGGATATGCTTTCTGTACAGCTTCATGGTCGTAGTTCATGCTGAAACCTCCATAGCTGTTAAATTCATAGTTTGTGGCATATCAGAAGTTCTACCACCTATGATAAGATCTCCCAAATGCGATACATAATGTTTAACTTGATATTTATAATTAATTGGATCTGTTGTATTTGGACTATCTAAAAAATGTGCAGAATGACTAAATACAGCTTCATCTTCTAAACCATTGTGCAGTTGGTTTGTACCACCAGTGCCAATTCCTGATTCAGCGGGGCGTGCTGTTGTACCACCTACTATTCTTGCTAATGAAAATATTCCAGCATCACCACCATTTGTATGCGAAAATGTTAAATTTACAAAAATTAAAATTTTACTTGTAGAACTTAATGGTTCAATGGTTAAGCTCAAACCTGATATATCTTGATATGTTGTAGCTTTTGTAGTGGTTTTAGAATTTGTATGAGCGGTAACAACTTGAATAATTCCACCACCAGCACCAGAGGCAACACCTCCTGTAGGTATTATTTTAGTAACTTCTAATTCGCTAGCAAAAGATAAAGCACCAGATGAACCTACTTTTAAAAATTGTCCATTACTGCCCGCAGATGTTGGCAAAGTAAGAGTGTAATTAGCACCAATAGAACTAGGTGCTTTTATTGCTGCAAAATTAGAGCTATCAGAATCTTTAAATCTAAGTTCATTTTGTGCATTTAAAGTAATACCTTCCTGATCTAAAAATAATTGTTCTGTTCCTGCAGTTGTAATTCCAATTTGATTTGTTGCTTTCTTAAATAATCCAGTATTAGAGTCACCAAAATTTAAAGATGGAGTAGACGCAGATCCAGCAGAAGCTCCTAATACACCTGTTAAAGTACCCCCTGAGGTTGATAAAAAACCAAAGTTTGTTTGGCTTACATTTCCAAGCGTAACAAAAGCTGAATTAGCACCATTTCTAATTTTTAATAAATCAGTATCACTATCAATATGTAATTGATAGGCTGCAAGGTTCTCAGGACCACTAGGATCACCAGCAGCACTATTAACAGTTCTTAATGATTCAAATATATTTTTCATTGCTGTTCTTACAGCAGAGCCAGTTCCATTATCAGGTGAAAAATTACTTAAACTTTCTTTTCCAGTTGAATTTACTCTTGTCATTTAATTAAGCTCCCTTTCCATATCCTAACGCTTGAAACGTAAATTTCACATCTATAACTGCATTTGATGAGTTCTTGAAAACTATTGTAAACCCAGCACCACTTATAGAACTTAAAACAAAAAATGCACCGCTTGGCATGTCCTCTGGAGCTATTGATATTGAAGGTAAAAAAGCAGTAGTCGAGCCACCTATATCACTTGTTCCCGTAAAAAATGGGTTGGCAAAAACAACATCAAGGCCACTCGCACTTGTTGTTGACTGTAAAGGGGTTGAAATAATATTGCCACCTGATTGGTATTTGTTTTCTGTTCTTGATGGCAAAAAAGCATCAAAACCTAATTCAGTAAATTTTATATTTTCATTAATATCATTAGATATAAGATTTGCTTTGAATTTAAAAGCTCTAGCACTAAACGCACCATTTATTAAATTTTGCTCATCAGTAAAACTTGAGTTGTCTTGTGATGTTAAAACTTGCACTCTACTTTTTAAACGATCACTACCAGCACCGTCAAAATTATCTCTTGCATCTAAATCAGGAATAGAATCAAATAAATCTGATACTAAGAACCCTTCACTTATAATATGTCTTTTTAATCTTATATTTTGGTAAACAGCCCCAAAATCTAAAGTATTTGCGAACTCGTATGTACCAGTTAAACTTGTAGCTGGATTTTTTAATTGCAACTGACCACTCACAACTTCTAAATGTTCATTAGGTGCAGTACCACTAATGTTGCCACTAAATGCTGTTTGCTCCCTTTGACTTTTAACAAGTAATTCATCAAACATTTCTGGCAGTGCTAGTTCGACTTTTGCCTCTGTATCTGAAAATCTATTACCTAAATCACGAAATTTTAAAGAATAAGTTCCTGATAAAGCTGGCAAAATTGCCTCATTAGTTGAACCATTAATATTTTCATTTAATGGAGTTGAGTTTGCAAACGTTGCTTGAGATAATGTTTTAGGAGAATGTCTGATTTCACAAGCCCCACCAAATTCAACATCTAGACTTGTTGTTTTAGTCCACGTTAATCTAACTTGTGAATTATTAAATGGCTCTATCTGTAAGCCTGTTGGATTTTCAGGAAAAGCAGTAAGACCTACAGTACTGACAGTTACTTCAGTAGGACTTGCACTTCGTTCATCGTTTAAATTTATTGTATAAATTTGAATAAAATACACACCAGCTTCAGAGGGTAATATTTCTACTTCTGATTGTTGTGTATTGATGACAACAGGATTTTCATTATCTTTTGTATATACAAGTTGATAACCAGATGCACCCTCTACAGATTGCCAGTCGATAAAAAGTTTTGGAACAGGTCTATTATTGTTTAATACTATAATTTCTTGAATTGCTTTTGTGCCATCTTTTCCGTTAATTATTTTTGGTGAGGGTAAAAGACTTGTAAGAATATTAATATTTTTAACTGGTAATTGCTCACCATCTTGTATAGTATCAATTGCTGCATATTTATTAGGATTATGAATTACTGCTGAAATTGAAAAACTTTTTTGTTTGTTTTCTTTTATATTTATTACTCTAAAAGATTGTACTGAAAGTGAGCCAGATTCTAAAATATATGGACTGTTAGCAACAGGAACAGATGAAAAATTAGAAGCAACTTTAACTATACCTCCACCGATATAATCATCAATAACCTTTGTTTCAACTGTGCCATCTGACAGCATACAGCTAATGGTAGGCGAATCACTTTTGCTAGGAAGATTAGTTTGTGCTGCATCATCAAGTGTTACCTGACTAACTGTGGCTGTTTTAACTAAGCCTCCCCTTCTTGTAGAAGCCTTAACCCTGTCTGAAATACCAATAATATCTCCAATCCTTATAACAGATCCAGACGCAATATTGGTTTCAAAAATACACGTTTCTGTTTGATTTTGTTGTGTCTGTAAAAACCATTTTCCAACTCTTTGTGCCATACCACTTGAAGTAGTTCCAAAAGTATTAATTGTTTTTGTCTGTGTTCCATATTTTTGTTGCGCAGTACTATCTTTGACGGTCACATAATCTATTTCTTGTGTTTCTAAATTAAAATATGAAACATTTATTACATTAAATCTAGTTTTTGATGAACTGCCAGAATAAACAAATTCTCCATTCACCACATTAGCGTTATTAAAAACATAATCAAAACTTACAGAGCTTGGATTATCAATATCTTTTGGTGCGTCCTGAGAAATTTTTATAGTACCTTCTTCATAATATGGTATTGCTCTCATTACAGAGCAAATATCTTTTATTAATGCAATTGCATCACGTCTATTATTAATATTTACATTTATAGAGAATCTAGGTTCTTGACCACCATTAAGATCATTTACTAATTGGCTGCAATATTTACTAACACCAAAAAAAGAAAAAACGTTTAATTGTGATTCTGGTATTGCACAACCACTAACGCTATCTGTTAAAAGATCATACAAAACGAAAGCAGGGTCACTTGTCCATTCTTTATTTGGCTTGAAAGAGCCATCAAAAGTGCCAGAATAAATTAATCGACCATTTGTATAATCAACAGTGGCATTATGAGGTATTTTAACAAGTTTTCCTCTTACTCTAAAAAATCTAGCTGGCGTATTTGTAAATAATTCAGAGCTAAATCTCAATGCTGAATATGCAATATTAGGATAGTTATTCTGTTCTCTAATAATTTGCCTTATCTCATCCAAACGCATTGTATTAAATATATTCTGTCCACCAACATCATTAGTTCTTTCCACACTTACAACTATTGGAAAAAATGATCCAGAAGATCCAGAAGTGTTTGTGTTATATCCAGTTAACTTTCTTAAATCAATACCATAATCTCTTTTGTATGGATTAAAACTTTTACCTACTACTTGATCTTCAAAAACTGTAATTGCTGATCCATTATTCGGATTAACTTTTATAAGCACATTAACAAATGTTGAGTTTCTATTTCCAGTGGATTCATCTAAAGCAAAAAGTTGATCAAATTTTACCTTTACTTGAACTGTATCTATACGAACATCACTTATTGTTCCTGATCTTGCTGTGGGCGAGCCTCCAACTGGAAAACTACATTCTTGCCCTTTATCACCTGTAATAACTTCAGAACTTTGTGATTGAGCACCAAATAAAACTTTGTTATTCGCTGTTCCATCTTGAAATTCAAACTGTAAACGATCAGTAGGATAATTAAATTCAGATATATCTGGGTTTGTATTATCAGCATCAGCTTGTAGTACAGCAGTTTTATTTAAGAATAAATCTTTGAAAAAAGCATTTTTATAAGCAATACTTGTTTTATCAGTTATTCTTGCTTTACTTGCAGTTGCAGATCCTTCAATCTGTCCTTCACCTAAAGCATCTATTACAGTACCAAAATCAATAGATTTTACTTTATCTTTGTTTAGTAAAGCAACTAAATTAGAAAGTCCAAGAACCATATTTACTCATTAAGTACTTGAAAAGTATCAACTGAAGAACTTACAACAGTACTACCTACTAAAGTTTCTCCATAAATTATATTAATTGGTACACCTTGCTTTGTATTATTTAAAAGACCAGTAAAAACAAAACTGGGATCTTGTGGATCTTCTTGCCTTGCAGCATTAATGGTAGGTGGATCTGGTGATAATAAATCAGTAATACCAGATGATAATAAACTTGTTCCCACAATAGACAAACCAGTAGTAATAACAGTTCCGAGAATTGTTTTTGCAAATACAGTTGCAGCTATAGCTTTAGAGGCAGCTAAAGCACCACCACCAAATATAATTGGCACTAAAAATGCAACCTCTCCATGAACAACAGGTATTATTTTAATATCACTTTCCGTCTGCATATCTAATAAATCCTCAGTAACTCTTACATGACCCGCCATTACACAATATTCTTGTTCTTTTATATGTTTTCCTACACCTTCAAAATTATTAATTAAAAAACTAAATGCTTCTTTAGGACTTTTAGCATTAATTTTAAATGTTGATTGTCCTATGAACTTTCTTAATCTGCCATAAATAGTTAAATTAATCATTTATTTCAGAGGGATATAAAACAATAATATACTCTGTTTTAGGTTCAACAAGATAAAAAGGTAAATTATTAAACTTACAGCTTATTTTATCAGCATGACTAAATGCCATTTCTCCATCAGGGTGGCTATGTACGATACCAAGTATTTCACCTTGATCTTCGCCATTTGCCCAATCAAGTGGATCTATAACAAATGACTTTTCTTTATATGTACCTGATATATTTTTACATTTCCAATAGGTTTCAATACCATCTATATCAATTATTAATCCACAGGACTCCTCTTTATCACATTCTAAAGCGTGATTAAATGCGTCTGTAGCCCATTTATAATCTTTCATTAGACAAATGTCCCAACAGCAGGAAATAAGTCTCTAGTGACTACTCTATGAGGTATTAATCTATTCTCTAAGTCATGTGCAGCAGTTAGTTCAAATTGTACAACTTGCCTATTTTCAACAGCTTTTCTATCAATCACAAATATCTCATCACGCAATCTATCGGAACTAGGAGTGCCAAATGGATTAGAACCAGATGAAAAATTTGAATTATCTAAGGCAGAAGCAAGAGGCATTTTTCTTGTAATTTTTGCACCAATTAAATCATTATGTGGGGTGACTTGATTCACACTATTTAAAAAATCACTCATTGTTATAACTAAGCCTGTTGATGGATTTTGAACTATACCACCTAAATTTGAAAAAGTAATGGTTGGTCTTGGTATAGTGCCTTTGCTACTCTTCTCAAAACCTTCTATTTGTACCGCTACTCTTTGATAAGAATTAGATTGAAATATTACTTCACCAAAATTGTTTAAATTCGCACCAGCATGAAATCTATATACTGTAGGCAAGCTTTGTGGATTCCCAGCCGCTATATGAGTTCCTACTGTAAGCTCAAGTTCAAACAGTTCAATAATAGAACTTGGATTTATTTTATTTAATTCAACAAAAGGAATTGCCATTATGCCTCGAATACCTCCCTAAAAACACAGCTTAATCTAACTCTGTTAAGAAATGGAATTGATCTTGGAAAAGAAGTGCAGACAAATTTTCTTGAACTTGATTCACTTGGTAATGTGTAGTCAAAAGAATCACCATCTGTAATTCTTGAATTTAAAAAACTAATGGCTGTATCAGCATCTGATTGAGATAATTCAAAAACTAAATTAACAGATAAAGCGTTTTGGTTTAATCCTTCCGTTAATCTCTGCTCAAATCCATCACCAAAAGAAACCACGTTTACAGATGGTTTTGGAGTAATTCTTGTGTTATAAACTGGGTTTGCAATTGGAAATGTAGCCATTAATTTAATAAACCTCCAGATCGTTTCTGATTTATTATCTCAGCCTGTATTGCTGCGGCAAGCTGTTCTCCAAACTGATTAGCATCTGAATCATTACCTTGAACAGAAGTACCAGAAGCATCTACATTGATAACAATATTATTACTTATTGATTGCCCTCCCAGTTGATTATTAGGAATTATATTGCCGCCTCTTGAACCCATTTGTAATAATTCTGGGCCTTTTTCTCCAACTATGAAAGCACCACCAGCAGAAACAGGGCCACCATTTGCTCTGAAAGCATCTGCTGAAGCTTTGCCAATAAATTGATTTGTTGAACCTCCTCCACCACCAAATATGCCACCTAAAGCAGTTCCTATGAAATCACCAATACCAGAAACAGCACGTTGCATTGCAACTTCAATTAACTTACGTTTTAGATCATTTAATACACTTACAGCCGCTTGAGCAAGTGTTTTTGTACCCATTACAGCATCAGTAAGGTTAGAAACAATACCTTGCTCAATACCTTGACCAATCTCCATAAACTTTTCTTTTAATAAATCAGCTTCAGATTTCACATTTAATAATTTATCAGCAAATTTTTCTGTCCCAAGGGAAAGGGTATTAACTAAAAAGTTTGATTGCTCTAAACCAGTATTAAATAGTTCATTAAAAGTAACTGAGCTTTCAATAGCTGTTGTTGTTCTCTCGGTACTTTCTTTAATTTGTTTTGCTTTTTCTTGAGCATCTTCTACAAATTTTTTTCTTTTCTTTTCTTCTTCCGTTTGTTTTTCCTTTTCTTTTGTTGTCAAAAACTCTTCTATTTTCCTCTTTTTAATAGCTTCAGCCAATTCTCTTTCTTTTTTTCTATTTTCACCAAATGGGTTAATAGTTCCAATAAAGCCTTTTTCTTCTCTTATTTGTTGCCTAGCTTCTTTTTTAGCCGCCATATCAATGTTTGCAAGATTTATTCGACCAACTTTGTTAGCAACACCCACTCTCTCCACTAATTTATTTATTTCTTTAACAGCACTTATAGCTAAATCTAAAACGCTTTTTATCTCATCGCCTAAGTCTTCCCCAATGGTTCTTGCCAGAGTATCAATAGTATCTTGTAAAGTAGATAATTTGCCATTTAAAGTATTAGCTTGTGCTGTTGCACCATTAGCAAAAATACCGCCTTGACTTGTTAAATTAATTAATGCCTGATTAACGTCTTTTGCACTTATTTCTCCCTTTCTCATAGCAGACTCAAATTCATCGCCTTGCAATTTAGTTATTTTTTTAAGTTCATCAGTAATATTTACTCCTCTTTCTAATAATTGAAGATTTTCTTCCTGTTGTAGTTTTCCCTTTGCTCTTATCTGACCAAAAGCTGTTGCAATTCCTGTAAGGTCAGCACCAGTTGCACCAGCAACATCTGAAAGTCTTTTTGTTGTATCAACAAGCTCTTCGGTTTGAAAACCAAAAGCTTTCAATCTTTTTGTTTGCTCAATTAGTTCACTACTTGTAAAAGGTGTTACAGCCCCAAAATCTTGCAATTCTTTTATTATCTTATTTGTTTTTTCAGCAGACCCAGTTAACTGTTCTAAGCTTTTTCTTTGCGTTTCAAGCTCTGCAGTTTTTACAAAAACAAATCTTATAGCAGCAGCAACAGCTAATGCTTTTAATAGAGGGCCTAAAGCACCTGTTAATGTTTTTACTCCTCCACTAGCTTGTCTTGCTGATCTCCCTGTGTTTCTAAGTGATCTATTACTCCTGTCTAATCTTCCTTTTAATTTATCTGTATTTCTGCTTAAAACTTGTGTTTGTTGATTAACTCTTTTTAAAGGTGCTATTGCATTTTGTGCATCAACTATTAATTTAACAATTGATTGTGCCACAGAAACAAATAACCTTTATTATATATTACCTTGATTTGGCTTTTTGTCGTTGCATTTCTTGTTTCTCCCTATCATTCTTGTAATCATAATATGCAGCCCAATAAACAAGCTCCTCCTCTGTCAAAAGATTTCTGAGTTCAATTAAAGTTTTGCCAAGTTCTGTTGCTAGGAAAAATTCAAAATTAAGCCAATTATCCCCTTTTATTCTTTTTTTGCTGAATCAATATCAACCTGTATATCCATCATAAAAAGCTCTAATTCATTTAAAACTTTTTCTGGTAATGATCTTTGCAAGATCGGTGCATCTGACATATCAAATGCAAGTGAGCCATCTTCTTTTTGGGCTGTCTGACATAAAAGCTGTGTTGAAACAACTAGACCTTCATCACTACCAGCTAATTGCTGTGCCTTCTTTCTATCAAATCTAGTGATAGGTGGAAAATATAATGTTGCTAAAACATTATCACCAGAATCTTTTAATTCATATTTACGTCTAGTGGTCATCTCATCTTTAAAAGCATTGATGAGAATATCTGCTGTTCTTTCAGTTGCCATAATTGGGGTTGATTAAAAAATAAATTAAATAGCTGATGTAATAGTGCCAGAAGGCTTAAATGTAATACTTATTGTACTTACATCACCAATAGTTGAACTTTGCTCAAAGCTTGTTATAAGGCCACTAAAACTTATTTTTGCAGAACCACTGGCACTGTCAGGGAAAAGTTCAAAAGCTGCTGTTCCAGCATCACCTGTTGTTAATATACCATCAACAAAAGTTGCAGTTTCACCAGACGCAGCGTTGTCATAAACTAATTCAGCAGTACCCTCGCCTTCAATAAGTCCACCGACAAATGATTTAAAAGTATCACCTTGCACAGTAGTTTCTTGTGTATCTTTAGTGATAGACATAGACCATGATCTAGTGCCTAACACTGGATTTACTGAAGAGCCGCCATCATCAAATTTGACTTGCCCAACATCACCTTTTACAGCAGCCATAACAATAAAAAATAAATATTTATAATTATATTACCCTTTTTTTGTGCTTTTTACAGCTTTTGCCTTTGCTTTTTGCTTTTCCATATATCGTCTGCATTGATGATCCCAGTATTGTGGTTCTCTTCTGCCTTTGACCGCTTCAATAGCGTCAAGCATTTCTTCTGTAATTTCAATCATGTTGTAAGAGCTTCATATAATTCAAATGTTATTCTGATCTGCGTCTGAAATTTACCTTCTGGACTTGATTGTAATATCTCAGGCCCGATCGGTGGATCAAATCGTACATCAGAAACTGTGATTCTGTTAAATAGATCTCTAACTCTTTTGCCAATAGTAAAATTTGCCCCTGCTCCTATTCCCTGCTTTGTATAAATATTGCAAGTAATAAGACCCACAACAAGATTTGTAGCGGTGGTGCTTGAATTAGGTGCTTGTTGTGTAAGGTATTCACTTGATCCAAAGCTAGTGATGCATTGTATATATTGGTCAACAGTAGAGGCATCAAAAGGAATGTTATTAAAAACTAAAGGTATTGATGGCCCTATTCTAAACTCATCATTTAATCGTTTTTCAATAGTTGCTCTAACTGTGTTTAAATCTGTAGCTGTCATAATTATTTACCAAATTGACCTTTCATCCAATTTTCAAGTTCTTTTGCAATTAACTCTGGAAAACCAGCTTGTGTGTTTTGTCTTGTTCTGTATGAACCACCCCAAGATGGTGGCAAGTTAGTGCCATAACAAACTGGTTCTGCGTAAGGCAAATTATTTATAATTGTTCCGCTAAATTTTTTTATATCGGTTTGCCATGAATTTCGTAATCTTCCAGTATCAACAGGTGTCGCTTTTTTTACTCTAGCTGTCCACTCCAAAGTTGTAGCAGCTACAAGGTCAACAACATCTTCCTCAAAAAAATCATTTATTTCTGAAAGTTTTATTTCTCTAACCATCTTTACCTCAAGAACAGATCAAAGCTTATAGCTGTATTATCTTGCTCATTTGTATTGATCTGAACCACTTTATATTCTGTTCCACTTATAACAACTCTATCAAATGTTGTTGGAGTAAAACTTATATCACCAGCAGATATAGTAAGTCGTTTATCCTGACTAGAGACAAGGTCAGTAACCTCAGACCTTGCCACATTGCTTACAACACCTTTTATACTGACATCTGCTTTTACTTCACTCATTGATCCGTTTGTGGGGTTATAGATACCAGTAGTGATTCGCCTGTAAGTTATATCACCACCAAGTTTTTTTAATGAAGCACTAGCCGCTTTTTTAAGTGCATTAGCAAGACTCATAATCTATATGCAATAACTTGTCCACTTGCAAGCGTGATACTTGTTATGACACCTTCAATTTCAGAGGAGGCCTTCATTTCAATTCCATTAATTGTTGCAGATCCATTTTCTGTGATGTTTTCAGCAACAAAAGTAGCTTCTGAATCCTTTAAAGCGTGAACCTTACCAAATCTGCCTGTATGTGTTGCAGTATTAGTAATGATTATTGCTGCTGGGTAATCGTAACCGTACATTTAAGACCTCTTGATTGATAAGTTTG